ATTAGATGATCCTACAGGCATTGTAACTGCTAGTGATTATGCAATTGAATTTGAATTTAATCCTTTCTCACCTCAAACTTTGGGAGTTATGAATGGAGATAGAATAGGTATTGGAACTTTTGTAGAGTATAATAATGTAGGATTAACTTCTAATCCTCAAAGTTGGAGACCTGAATACGAAATATCAGGATATGCTTCTGACGGTATTCCTGATGTAGTAGCACCTCCAGTTGGGGCTGGAGTTATATATTACATGGATGGATGGACTTCTACTCCTAATCAGGCAGAAGGAACTACTAAAACGGGGGTTGACGACTTAACAAGTGGTCTTTATAATAGTTTACCTTCTTGTTCTTCTGAAGATACAGCAGTGACGAATGCAATAAATGCTAGAAATACAAAAGAATCTGATTTTGCCGCAGGTCTTACTGATTTTAATACTAAACTTACTGCCTCTAATGCTTTAAGAAAGGAGAGAGACGAATTTAATATGAGGATTTTCCAAGCAAGAACTACAATAGGTGCTTCTATTGAGGATAGGGATAGGCTTGAATCTCTTAACAGAACTATAGAAGCTCAAGGATTAGACTTATGAAAATGAACATTAATCACCCTACTCTTGAGGGTTATAGTTTAAATTTGGCATCTCTTGTTGGCCCAGAGAATGCAGTATTCTATAGGGGAAGACTAATTAGTCAGAATGAAATAAAATTACCTAATTATTGGGAAGGTTTGGTAGAAGAAACTTCTATTTCAGTTCATCTGACTCCAATTGGTGCTCATCAACATATTATTGTTAAAAGAATAGGAGATAATAAGGTATATCTTCAGTCACATGGTAATATGCCTGTTGACTGTTATTACTTGATAATTGGTGAGAGAAAGGATATAGATGACCTTAAGGCAGAAGAGCAGCTTGACACTGCTTCATAAGTAGTGTATAATATATCTGTTGCATCGACGGGTGTAACGGGGAGTGACTGAATTAAACTTGCTGGCAATAGGCTGGTTAAGGTGATGTGTTAGAGGTGGTGCTCGCTTCTTCGGAAGAACTATCCAACCAGATAGAACACATGCAGCACAGTAATACTACAGAGTAGCAATGCCCTGTGCTTGTAGGAATACTCAAATCCTACCTCCCACCCTTCTAAATAATGAGAAACAAAATGGATAAGGAAAAATTAAAACTCATTATTAGAAATATGAAATCCCTTGTGGATGCATTAGAGTCAGAAGTGTATTCAGATGTGGATGCATATCGATATGAAAATTATAGGGAGATGACTCCACAAATTGCTGATTACGATGAGGTCTTTGAGGACGATGACGGATACCCAGATTAAACTTGTTAGTGTTACTCCTGATGCGGAGAAGACAATAGCATATGTTGCTCGTGTTAGTAACCCCCAGAACCAAGACAATGAGAAGTTTGCAGGTCTTCTAAGGTATTGTATTCAACATGGGCATTGGAGTGTCTTTGAGCAAGCATTCATGACTGTTGAGATTAATACTACTAGAGGTCTTGCAGCCCAAATACTAAGACATAGATCCTTTACGTATCAAGAGTTCTCTCAAAGGTATGCTGATGTATCTTATATCAGAGAAGATATACCCTTACCTGAACTTCGCAGACAAGATACAAAGAACAGACAGAATTCTATTGATGATATAGATGATGCTACGGTAGAGAAATTTAATAAGAAAATGAGAAAACATTTTGATGCATCTATAGACCTTTATAAAGAGATGCTTCATGATGGTATAGCAAAGGAGTGTGCTCGGTTTGTATTGCCTCTTGCTACACCTACAAGATTGTATATGACTGGTTCAGTACGATCATGGATACATTATATTGAATTAAGGTCTGCTCATGGTACGCAGAAAGAACATATAGATTTGGTAGAGAATGTGCGGAAGGTTTTTATAAGAGAATTTCCTACTGTTTCTGAAGCCCTTGGTTGGGTCTAAATAAAATTACATAACTTTATATTGATATGCCAACATACCCTGTTATTAACAAAGAAACTGGTGAACAGAAAGAACTCTCTATGTCAATGGTGGCATACGATGAGTGGAGAAAAGAAAATCCTGATTGGGATAAAGATTGGCAAGCGGGGGTTGCTGCCGTTGGAGAAGTTGGGGAAGTATATGATAAGTTGAAAAAATCTCATCCAGGATGGAATGACGTGTTGTATAAAGCATCAAAAGCTCCTGGATCTACAGTAAGACCTGTTTAAATATGCCAAGAAAGAAAAAGACTGAGCAACCAATAGGTGTCGGACTAACGGCTAAGCAGATGAAAAGAAAGAAACCAATAAACACTGATTTTATGAGAGATATTGAGGCTCTCACCCCTAATCAACAATCATTATATACTTCATATAATGAGGGTAAAAATATTGTTGCTTATGGTTGTGCTGGAACAGGTAAGACTTTTATTACACTCTATAATGCACTTAAAGAGGTTCTGGATCCAGAAACTCCTTATGAAAAGATTTATCTCGTTAGGTCTCTTGTTGCTACTCGTGAAATAGGTTTTCTTCCTGGTGATCATGAAGATAAGTCTTCTCTTTATCAAATCCCTTACAAACATATGGTGAAATATATGTTTGAGATGCGAACAGAGGCAGATTTCCAAATGCTTTATGCTAATTTGAAAGCACAAGGAACTATTGATTTTTGGAGCACCTCATTCATACGTGGAACTACTTTTGATAGAACCATTGTGATTGTAGATGAATTTCAAAATTTGAATTATCATGAACTTGATAGCATAATAACTAGAATTGGTGAACATTCTAAAATTATGTTTTGTGGAGATGCCACTCAGTCAGACTTAGTTAAACAGAATGAACGAAATGGGATCATGGATTTCATGAGAGTATTACGTCTTATGCCTTCGTTAGATATTATTGAGTTTGGAGTAGAAGATATTGTTCGCTCAGGATTAGTGAAGGAATATATTCTAGCTAAATTGGAACTTGGTTTGTGATTTATGTTTGCGATAATTTTCTGAGCGATCCTTATGTCGTTAGAAATATTGCACTTCATGAGAAGTATGTGACTGAAAGATTTAATTATCCTGGAGGTAGATCTAATCGTGTTCCAGAATCAGTTAAGAATAATATTTTTTCTAAAGTAAAAAACATTACTCAGAATTCTAATTTAAAAATAGGTGCTACGACTTTCCAATCAGTAAAAAAAGAGTTTGGAACGGGGATTTATCATAAAGATGATGGTATTGACCATGAAAATTATATTTGTATAATTTATTTGTCTTTGGATCCTCCAGTAAATTCTGGAACGGAGATATGTGATTTTGGTGTAAATGGTGAGAAGGAGCATTTGTGGCCAGATTCATTTGGAGAAATACAGTCATCATATTTTAAGGATCCTTTTAATTTGATAAAACGATACAAATATGCTAGAATAAGAAGGAAATTAAATTCATATTTTACACCAACATCTATAGTTGCTAATAAATTTAATAGAGGTTTAATTTTTCCTTGTAAGAATTATCATAGAGCACAAAATTTTTTTGGAAGTTCTATTGAAAAATCCAGATTAACAATAACGTCTTTTATGTACTAATGCCTTTTCAACATTGTAATCATTTGGGTGATCTTGAATTAGAAAAGAAAGAAACTCCTGGATGCCGACTGTATCATCTTCCTGATGGACAGTGGGTTCCTTCTATTACATCTGTTACTTCCTTTTATAACAGACAGATCTTTATTGACTGGCGAAAGAGAGTTGGTATTGAGGAAGCAAATCGTATTACTAAGAAGGCTACTTCTCGTGGAACGGATTTTCATGAAGCAGTAGAACTTTATATGTTGAATAAAGAGATAGATTGGAGTGAATTTAGACCCGCTACTAAGTTTATGTTTCATCATGCGGCACCATATCTAGATAAGATAAATAACATACACGCTATAGAGAGAACTCTCTATTCAGAATACTTAGGTCTTGCTGGTAGAGTTGATTGTATAGCGGAGTATGAAGGTGAATTAGCAGTAATAGATTTTAAAACCTCTGAAAAGATTAAACCTGAGAAGTGGTTAGAGAATTATTTTGTTCAAGAAACATTTTATGCTGCTGCTTACTACGAACTAACTGAAATTCCTGTTAAGAAATTAATCACTATTATGGTAACACCAGGTGGTGAAGTAAAAGTATTTGACAAAAGAAATAAAGGGGATTATATTAAGTTATTAGTAAGATATATTAAAGAATTTGTATCTAACAATACTGGGACAGAGAATGTCGAAGAATGAATTAGAGAAGGTGATGGAAAGCAAATTCTTTTGCCCTACTCGCTTTGCAGATGAAATTGAAACGCTCGTTTTACAAAATGCTGAGATGAATTATATTGATGCCATTGTTTATTTTTGTGATAAGAATAGTATTGATGTGGAATCTGTTCCTAAACTTATTCCTAAACCGTTAAAGGAAAAGATTAAATATGAAGCACAAGAACTTAATTTTTTAAAGCGTAGTTCTCGTGCTAAACTTCCTATCTGAGGGGAAAATCGACTTTTAATTCCAAAAAAGTCGGAAAAAAACTCCGGCAATTTTTTCCCCCTATTACTTTTTTTAAAAAATGAAAAACTTATTAGATATGAAGAAATTGAAGGATGAATGTCCTGTAATGGTGACTAAGATACCTACACAGATTCAGAAAGAGATTGATGGTTGGGTAAAGGAAAGTAAAAAGTTTAAGAATAGTCCATTAGCAGCACTGAAAGCCCATGAGAATGTAGGGTATCTTTCTATGGATGGTAAGGCACATAATTCCTATCAGTGTTCTATCTCTCCTCATTTAATTGAACAATCTTTTTGGTTAGCATGGGTATTAAGATTGACCGCAAAGTATTGGGGTGCAGGAAGATTTAATAGAGATTTTAAATTAAGAAAATGGGACGGTCACTTTGATGGGTATGATATCTGGACTAACTTTGCTTATAAAGGAGATGATAATCCTACACATAATCATGCAGGATTCCTTTCAGGTGTAATATATTATAAGAATCATAATCATCCTACTATATTTGATGAGTATGGTTGTGGTTATGAGGGAGAAGATGGAACAATGGTGATGTTCCCTTCCCAGGTGTTCCATCATGTAGAACCACAGACTGTTAATAAAGAAAGAATTACTCTTGCATTTAATATAAATGATACTTGATATAAAGTGTAGAGAGCTTCATAATATTATTCTAGAAAAATATCCTTATTCTCAATCTTTAAATGAAAGATTAATCAAAGATTTAATAGGATTTTCTTTGACAAGAAATATATCTAATGAATATGATAGATCTGATACTAATGTTAAAGCACTCCAAACTTTGAATAATATAGAATCTCCTAATATTTCTTTATTTACTACTTGGGTCTTAAATCTCATTAGAAAAGATCTTCATCATATTGGAGTAAAATTTAGTGTAAAGGAAAGATGGATATCAAATTATAATATTGGGGATTATACTACGACGCATATTCATTCTCCAGCAATGTATGCTTTTGTTTATTTTATAAAAGCACCTCTAAGATCTTCTCCTTTAGTGTTTACGACTAGTGGTAAAAAGATTAAAGCTGAGGAAGGAAAAATAGTAATTTTTCCGGGTAATTTATATCATCATGTGCCAAAAAACAAATGTGATGGTAGAATAACTCTATCTGGTAATATCCATACTTCTATAGAATGATGCCTGCTGATGCTTATCGTTGTTATCTTGCTCTAAAAAACCACTTTACTAAAGATCATTATGATTATCATAAGTATCGTGGTAAGACGAGAGCAACTAATGCAGCCTTCTATAAGAGAAAGGATAGGTTTTGGTTTGAAAAGTTTGCACGACAAAAGAATGATAAAGAAATAGTAGATTTTTTTGTATCAAATTTTATATACTCCACGGATCCTGAAACTATGTGGATTGGTGAGATGATTAAGGAAGGAGAGAGTAGATATCAAGAGTGGCAGAAGAAAGTTCAGTCATTATCATATGTTTTTAAGGAAGAAGTTAATACTTTATTTGATGGTAAGAAGGTGGATGAAGTTTTTGATTGTTCTATTGGACACCCTCCTATTCTGAAGAGTTATTTGGGTGGGAATACTTCACTTGAAACTCTGGTAATCTGTGATAGGATACTGGAGTATAGAAAGGATTGGGATAAAAAATTAAATGATCCTGTCTGGGAAACCGTCAGTCGAAAGATCCAAAAGTACTCCCCATTCCTAAATATAGATGTACCACATTATAAAAAGATCTTACAAAAAGTAGTGCTATGAGTTTTTTCGAGTCGGATGTAGTTCGTGCAGAAATGGCGGAAATTGGTGAACTCCAAGAGGAGGTTTATACCAATGTCTTTAAGTTTCCTACTATGTCTACAGAAGATCAACAATATCATGTTAATATTCTTGAGAGACTTCTTGAAAAACAAAAGGTCCTTTATACTCGTTTGAGTTTATCAGATGATCCTGCTGCAAAGAAAATGAAAGACCATCTCACAGAGTCTGCTACTATGATGGGACTTCCCAGTAACATTGATATGAATGTATTCTTTAACCAGATGTCTCAAGCAGTTGGATTAATGAAACAGCAGATTGACAATAATCTTTAGATCTTTTATAATAGGAAGGTACACACAAGCCAAATCTCACAAAATCCGAGGTAATCCAATGTCTTTTAAAGACCTTAAGAAACAGTCTTCTCTTGGTTCATTGACCCAGAAGTTAGTCAAAGAAGTAGAGAAGATGAACACAACAGGTGGAGGCGCAGATGAGCGTCTATGGAAACCTGAGGTGGATAAATCAGGAAACGGTTATGCCGTTCTACGTTTTTTACCAGCACCAGAAGGAGAAGATCTTCCCTGGGCAAAAATGTATTCACATGCATTCCAAGGACCTGGTGGTTGGTATATTGAAAATTCCTTAACTACTACAGGTGGTAAGGATCCAGTTTCAGAGCATAATCGTGAACTCTGGAACAGTGGTAATGAATCTGATAAGGATGTTGTTCGTAAGCAGAAGCGTAAGCTTTCTTACTATGCAAACATCTATGTTGTTAAAGATCCTGCCAATCCTCAGAATGAGGGTGGAGTATTCCTTTACAAGTTTGGTAAAAAGATCTTTGATAAGATCATGGAAGCAATGCAACCAGAATTTGAGGATGAAACACCAATCAATCCCTTTGATTTCTGGCAAGGTGCAAACTTTAAGTTGAAGATCGTCAAGAAGGATGGTTACTGGAACTATGATAAGTCAGAGTTTGATGCAGTATCATCTTTGCTAGAGGATGAAGATGCTTTAGAAGCACTATGGAATAAAGAGTATTCTCTTGCTGCTGTAACTGCTCCTGACCAATTCAAATCTTATGAGGATTTGAAGAAGCGTCTTGATTATGTCTTAGGTGCAAAACCTGTTACTCGCCGTGTATTCGACGAAGAGTTGGAGAACGAGAGTGATGGTCGTGGATCATTTACTCCTGATTTCAAGAGTAAAGCACCAGTCGCTGCTGCTCCTGTAGCATCTGCTAGTTCAGATGAGGATGATGCTTTAAGTTATTTCCAGAAATTAGCTGAGGAATAATTAAGAATATAATCTAATATTTTCTGCGATTTTAAGGGTTTTACTGATATATTCAGTAGAACCTTTTTTATATGTCATCATTTCTTCTAAATCATCACGGATGATATTTAAATATCTGGGTTTAAGTAAGAAAATATTTCTTTTTTTATCATCTAAATCTATTTCATAATCATAGTTAGTTACTTCTACTGCAGTATTAGATTTTGTTATTTGAGAGTCTCTATAGTAATCAAAATAAGTAACTGAAAAATCAGATTCTACTTGCAATCCTTTGGGAACTATAACCACACCTGCACTATTCTTTATTTCTATAGTTTCATAGTGATGGGCACTATTAATTTTTGCATATGTTCCATAAGTTTCTAAGAGATATCTATCAAAATCTCTTTGAGGTAGTGGCCATTCAGATTGTATGTTAATAATATTATTAGAAAGAAGAACTACCCAATCTAGATCAGAGTCTTCGTATATTTCAGCAGCTACATTATCTGGTCTATCATCTCCTTTAATTTTATATTTGGTAAAGATTGCTAGGTCTTGAAAAATGTCATCAGCAAGTTTACCTCTTTTAAAGAGATTTTTTACAGTAATATAATCTGATATTTTAGCATCCGGAAGGCGACTAACATATTCAAAGTCTGGAAGTTTGCTGAAGTATTCTGACATTTTAATAACCTACTGAATTTGATGGAGTATTCTCATAGTCATCATTAAATACAGGTTCAAGTTCTTGGAATTGCATTTGAACTTGGTAAGAGGTCATTACTCCATCTTTATATGTTGCATACTGACCTTCAGGAGTATAATCTACTGCAAAAGTTTGTAATGCACATTCTTTAAATTGATTTAAACTAATACTATCTCTATTTCGTTGGAGATATTGGATACGAAATGTATGAGGACTCTTTAAATATAATTGAGTTTTAGTTCTAATAGGTGCCATTCCTTGTTTAAAAAATCTTATAATGTTGAGTATTTGTCTTGATTCCTCATTATTTCTGGGAGCAAGTCTAAAAGTAAAAGCGAATGGTCTTAATGATGGTGCATTAAATAAGAGTTCCATGTTAGGATTTATAACTGCACCGGTTTGTCTGGTAAAGAGTTTAAATCCAGTTCCTGCTGCTTCACCTGCAATGAAGGAGGCAAGAGTATTTTTTGTAGCAGGATCTTGGGCAATTGCTTTAGCTGTGTCTACGGCATCGGCGGCACTGCTTCTTAATCCACGAGTTATAGCATTAAATGCAAATCTTGCTGCTTGAGCTTGAAATGCATTCATTCTATCTTCACCCCAATCTACTCTATTGTTATCGGTAATTCCGCCGGGGATTGGAAGAGAAACAGATCCTATTCTTCTTAGATTCTCATTTTCTCTATTCTCAAATCCTCCTATCTGGCTGCCTGAAGTTGTTATTTTAAACTTTTTAGGAGAATATTTTAACATTGTAAATTTCATTATATCTCTTCCACTTGAACCTAGACCTTGAGGAAATGAATAGATACCAAACTTGTTCCGTGTACCCTTTTCCTCAGCCGCTTTAGAAATTTCTTTACTTGCTTTATCTAATTCCTTTTGAGTAGCAGTACCGAAAGCTGCTTCTACGTTTATCTCTCCAGTAGGAGTTGTATGAGTAGTATTTAATATTGTTTGTGCTTCTGTTTGTGCTTTTGTAATTTCAGATTCACTCAGGGTTCCATCGTCTGCTTTTCTGTCATTTACAAGGACTTTAGTGATAGTTTCTTGTGCTTGTGCCTTGATTGTTGGTAGAGCCCTTGGAGATTGAAACCATTCTTTTTGAGAAAGCGTTGCTTTTCCAGTAGGTGTTATATTTTGTCCAGTATAAGCATTACTTCTAGTACTTATAGTTCCAATGTGTCTATCGCTAATCCCAACTACTCCTTTTTCGTATATTTTTGTAACCCCAGTTACGGAATTGGTTATGGTATAAATGTTAGTCGCTTTATTACTGCCTCTCTCACTAACTTTATTAGAGTTAAGAGAGACGGGTATTAGTATAGGTTTGCTGTATTCTCGACTACCGTAGTCAGCCATAAGATAATTTTTTAATTATTTAGGAGGAATTTTCCATACTGTAAAGCAAGGAGTTCATCTAGTTCTTGAAATTCGACTACATGTAGTTTACCTGATACTTCCTCCCAGGTATAATTTCTATAACCTTGCCAATGAAAGTTAAGTCCTCGGAATCCCCATCTGAATAATTCCATACATGCAATTAAAGGGTGTTGATCATATGTAAGGTCTGGAGTCTTAGCATTATAGACGAAGGTGTAGAACTTTCCTGGTTCAGGGTAGAGAACTTCAATTGTAAAGATCTCCATGATAGTAAGCATTATCTCCTCAGGATCTGTTGTATTTTCTTCTTTAATTCTTCGTTTTAACTCTTCTACTCTGGCTGTAGGATTTTTTTCTAGTTCTAATTCTTTTTCTACATTATCTTCTATAATACCCAATTCTGCTTGGGCTTCTTGAAGACGTGCTAAGTCTCTTTCTCTTCTTTGTTTAAGTGTTTTTCTTGCCATTATTGAATTCCTAGTTCTCTTTCAGTAATGATTTTGAATTCCACTTTATGATCTTTACACCATTCAGATGCAGCCGCCCATTTTGCTTGATTGACTGCATAGGTTTTACATTCATAGAGATATGATTGAGTTATTTTTTTGCGTGGTTTAGGTGGGCGTGTTTGTTTTCTAGGTTTAACCTCAATCACATAGGTTTTAAGATCCCCTGAGTTCTCTTTAACCTTTATAATAAAGTCTGGAAAGTAACGACGGACCTTACCATCAGGAGCACGGTAGGGTATAAAGAATTCTTCACTTCCCCACTCTACAATACTCTCATTAATATCACAGTAATTACAAAACTTTCTTTCCCAAGAACTACGACAGATAATATTGTTTGGATTACCTTTATATTTCTTAGGTTTGGTCGGTTTGAATAAACTCTTCTTGCTTTCGGCCATACATAATATATAAGGTAAAAATTATTTATAAATGCCTAAGACAAGGACAGTATCTGAAATTAAATCGAATCTTCTTCGACCTGCTCTTACTTCTGTTTTTGAAGTAGAGTTGGGGATTCCAAATGAACTTAGAAGTAAGGTTGGTAGTGAACAGGATCAATTAAATCTTTTATGTTCGGAAGCCGTGCTTCCCGGATCACAGTTAGCTACCTTTGAAGTTAATAATGATTATCAAGGAGTCACTGAAAGACGTGCTTACCGCAGAGTATTTGATGATAGAATTGATCTAACTTTTTATGTTGATGCAAAAAATTATGTACCTATTAGATTCTTTGAGTCCTGGATAGCTCTTATTACTAATGAAGACACTGGAAATCCTAAATCTGAGTATTTTAATTATCGGATGAGTTATCCTGTAGAATATCAGTCGGATGGTTTAAAAGTTACTAAGTTTGAGAAAGATCATCAACAAAAATTATCTTATGAGTTTATAAAGAGTTATCCGATAGCTATAAGCTCTATGCCTATATCATATGAAGGATCTAATTTATTGAGATGTACAGTTTCTTTAACTTATATTAGATATGTGCCTGATCTTGGAAATTATAAGTCTCCACTTTCAACTATTTTTGATGTTTTTGATGATATTCCTATAGTGGGTGGAATACTTGGAGATATAATTGGAAATCCATTACAACAATCAATATTTAATGCAGGCGGTATTCCGGATAGAATTGCGGCTGCTGCAGGTAATGTAGTTAGTGATGTAACAGGAAATAGATTTGTTGGAGCCTTGGCTGATAGGTTTGTTGGTGGTAAAATTAATCAAGTACTTGGAAATCTCTTCTAAATAAAACACACTGAATTGTCATAGATATTATGCCTTTACCAAAAATTGCTACTCCAACTTATGAGTTGGAACTTCCTTCAACAGGAAAAACAATACAATATAGACCATTTTTAGTTAAAGAAGAAAAACTTCTTGTAATTGCTTTAGAAAGTGAGGATACTAAACAGATTACTAATGCTATTAAGGCTGTACTTAAAGCATGTGTACAAACTAAGGGAATTAAAGTAGAACAGCTTCCTACATTTGATATTGAATACTTATTTCTTAATATTAGGGGTAAATCTGTTGGAGAACAACTTGATTTGAAGGTTGTATGTCCTGATGATGAGAAGACAGAGGTTCCTCTTGTACTTAATTTAGATGATATACAAGTTCAAAAGACTGAAAATCATACTAATAAAATCAAACTTGATGAGAATTTGATGATGGAGATGAGGTATCCTTCATTGGATCAATTTATTAAGAATAATTTTGATTTTAATGAGTCTAATCAAATGGATCAATCTTTTGATTTAATTGCTAGTTGTATTGATAAAATTTATAATGAGGATGAAGTTTGGGCTACGGCAGATTGTAGCAAAAAAGAAGTTAAGGATTTTCTTGATTCTATGAATTCAGGTCAGTTTAAAGAGATTGAAAAGTTCTTTGAGACAATGCCTAAATTATCTCATACTGTGAAGGTGAAGAATCCAGAAACTAATGTAGAAAGTGATGTGGTATTGGAGGGATTAGCGTCTTTTTTCGCGTAGCGATGACCCATATGAATCTGGTGAGCTACTTTAAACTTAATTTCTCCTTAATGCAGTACCATAAATATAGCTTGACAGAGATTGAAAATATGATGCCTTGGGAACGAGACATCTATGTGGGTCTTCTTCAACAACATCTTGAAGAAGAAGAGTTAAAGCAGAAACAAAAATCCGCTAATGCCAAGTTCTAGAAGAAAACTAATAGAAGGATCTTCTTTCTTATGGGGAGAAAGAGAGAAGCTTGGTGGTGGAATGAGTAGTAAGAGATCTATTATAACAGCTGAATCTTTTAAGAAGGGATCTAGTAGTTTAGAAACAAGGGTTAGTAATAACGAAAGGAAGATTACTCTTCTTAAGAATATTATTTCTACTCCTAAAGGAATGGAGGGATTTAAATCTTTAGATACGCAAACAGAAAGTTTTGGTCAAATAATTTCTGATATTAGAGAAGCAGTTGGTGGAATATTAATAACTTTAACTTTGCAGAAAAAGGCAGATAAAAAAGGTGCTCGTAAGGAAAGAATACGACAGGAACAAGATAAAAGAAGTAAGATAGAAGATGATTTAGAAACAGATAGATTTACTGGGGTAAAGGCGATAACCAAGAAAGTACTTGCACCTGTTGCAACTTTGTGGGAAAGGATATTTAAATTTTTAAAGCTTATATTTTTTGGAAGAGTTCTTTTTAAATTATTAGAATGGATTGGAGATCCTAAAAATTCTAAAAAAATTGAATCTTTTATTAAATTTACTACTAATTTTTGGCCAGCAATAGTAGCAGGGGCTTTATTATTTGGAACTTCTTTAGGGAGAATGATAACAGGATTGGTTGCTCGTTCTATTGTAGCTATACCGGGGATTAAAGCGATAGGGGTAGCATTAGCAGCATTTGCAGCTGCTAATCCTTGGTTGGTAGCATTAGTGGGTGGAGCATCGGTAGCAGGAATTTATGCTGCTGCAACGCGAAATCGAGGTAAAAACTTTGCTGAAGGGGGTTTTGTATCGGGTCCTTCTGGGGTAGATAGAGTTCCTGCAAACTTAACTGCTGGTGAGTTTGTTATGTCTAAAGGTGCCGTTGAGAAGTATGGTGCAGATACTCTTGCAGGAATGAATGCAGCTGCTGGTGGAACTAATAGACCAAGGGGAGGTAGATATAATACTGGTGGTGTGGTAGGTAGACATTCCCAGGAAGAATTTGATATGATGGAGGCAGATTATAAGGCCAATCCTACTTCACGTGGAGCCAGGCAACTGAATCGTTATGCTCGTAGATTAAAAGCACAGAATCAAGCAGAGTTTGGGGGAACTGGAGAGGCATTTACTTTTGGTGATAAGACTTATCAACCAGGTGATGAAGGATATCTAGAAGCAATTAATGCTGCTCAGAGTATTATGCATGGTCAATTATCTGAATTAAAGACTGCTAATGAACAGGGTGGTCCTCAAGGAAGTCCAGGAGGGGATGGGGCTGATGGTCCTCCAGGAGTACCTGGAGCTTCATTTATTGGAGGTGGAATAGATTGGAAGGGTCTTTCAGAACTTACTAAGGATATGCCTGATCCTGTTACTCCTACTATGGGTCAGGGAAATGTAAAGGAAGCACAGGAGTTAAGAGGTAATTTTAATAAAAGACTCCAATTAGCTGATGAGAAGACTGATCTTTTAAGGGAAAGGGGTTTTGATATAAATGCTCCTGTTAATATTCCTACTACCCAAGTAATTAATAATTTAAATCCTCAGGGGGTTCAGGGAAATGTCACTCCCAGTGCTGCACCAGTGGTTCCTCCATTTGAAGCCGGGGTAATGAGATCCACTCAGAAGATAAAGACCTTAGGTATTTTGGCACTATAAATTATGGCTATTAATACTCAAAAACTTTTAAATACAAAAGTCTCTACTGTTTCAGGTAAGAGTATCGGTGCCTCCCAGGGGACAACCCAAGATTTATCTTTTATTCGTGAGGGGTTAATTAATATTAATAGGGTATTTCGGAGAAAGTTAAGATTTCAAAAAGAACAATCTGAAGATGCGAGAAAGGATGCAGAAAAGAAAGAGTTTAAACGTAGAGAAAAGTTTCTTGAAGGTGCAAGAAAAATTGCTGGAGCACGTAAAGGAATGCTTGGTAGGTTGATTCCTGCTAAAGCAAGAAGTTATTGGGAGACGATAAAAAATTATTTTCTTACTATATTTTTAGGATTTATTGCTCTAAGACTTGTAAGTATAGTTCCTCAATTGAAGAAGTTAATAACTTTCTTAGCAGGGGCTGCGGATTTTGTAATTAATTGGGGTGGGAAAATACTTAATGGTTTGGTGTCTTTTATAGGATGGACGGATAAACTTTATGGGGGATTTCGGGATGTATTTGGGGGTATATTTGGTGCAAAAGGTTTAGGTGCTTTAGATACTGTAACTAATGCTATAGTTGATATACTTAATATTTTAGGGGTAGTAGGGTCGATGTCTCTATACCTTGCTGCTAGATTAGGTAGTCTTACTGGACTTGGTGGAAAGTCTGTAAGTGGGAGTACAAGGGGAGGAGGAGGGGGAGGAGATTCGGTGCTTAAGTCTAGAGCTCGGGAGATTAGAGCAAGGACTAAGCAGAAGGATCTGCTAAGGAGAACAAGGATGCAAATCCTGGAGAGAAAGAGACTTAGCTCTCGGTTCTTTGAAAGAAGGACAATAAAAAAATCTTTCAGCAATGTAAGACAACCAGTTCTTTCCGCAGGGGAAAGTGCAGGTGCAGTCAGAATTGGAACCCTTGATAAGAATGAATATAAAAAAATATTAAAAGATCTTACTGAAAAGAAAGGAGGTAGGGTTACTAAAGATATTCAACTGATACAGGAGCACCAGCAGGGACAAATATTCGACAACCAAAATAAAATAAAGAAGAAATTCGTCAAAGGTTCGGGTAAGTTTAAGGTGCCAGATATTCGTCAAACTAGGTTCATTGATTCAGCTCAAACTAAAGGAAAACCTAGTGTTAAAGCCTTCCAACTAATAGAAAAAATACAAAGGTTGCAGATACAACAGGGTAAAACTCCTAGTCAATTCCCCAAAAATTTAAAACACAAAATTCGCAATCAGGTAAAATTAAAGATTAAAAAACCACCTGCACCAAAATTAAAACCAGGGAAATTTAGAGTAGTAAAAGGTGGAAATGCTATAGTTACGATAGTAGGAACTATCATGGTTAACCTGGGGTTAGGTGCTTTATTTAATCAAATCAATACAAGAATAGTTAGTCCTTTTTGGGAAAAAAATAAATTAATTGGAAGTGATGCTTGGTTTATGGGTCAATATATGAAATGGCCTTTATCAAGAATTAAAGCACAGAAGAAAGAATTAAAGAGGTTCGTCAGATTAAAAGAAGAGTGGGATAAAACTGGTTTATCAAGAACACTTAGAGTGTTAGGTTTCGTTCCAGGATTACTTGGACTTGATTTTAATACTTTTGCGGCACCTTATAGGAGTGATAAAAATTATCAAGAAAATCTACGCCATATTAGTCTACTAGAGGTTGCAGAGACACAAGCAGGGAATAATCAATCTATTAATAAGTCTGCCTCTTATGATTCTAAGTCTTCTAATAATATCATCATTAATAATAGTGGTGGTAACAATCAATCTGCAGATGTAGATAACAATCAACGGAATGTTCCAATTTTTGTTACTGGTGGATCATCAAGCAGTGATGCAGACATTCTATATAAAAAGTAAGGAGGTATTAATCTAATGGCGTGGGGAGGATCAGGAGGACAGGTTGACCAGATACAAAAAAGAAGTAAGAGAAAAAACAGGAAGATATTTGCAAGGGAATCTACAAGACCTGCTGATCTTGAAAAGATAAATGTTTTTTCTAATAAAGATAAGAATAATAGCGTAAGTTTGGTTAATGCATTAGTCCGATTAGAATATCATGAAAGTATATTGCAAGATTCTATTAGATGTGTATTAACTTATACTGATACTGGAAATTCAACTAATAATCAAAAGACTGGTACGAATTGTAAGAATACAACGACTGCAGTTGATGGTCTACCTATTACTGGATCGGAAACGGTTCATTTAAAAGTAAAAGATAGGCAGGGCTCAGTATTGGATTTAGATATGAGAGTTAATAAGGTAACTAATATTAATAGTACTACTGTACAATCAGATTGGCAATTAGAATTATGTTCTCCAGAATATTTGAGGAATGAAAAAACTCATATTCAGGAATGTTTTAAAGGAAAAATATCTCAGCATGTTGATAAATTGTTAACGACTTCAAAATATCTTGCTACTAAGAAAAATATTCGTATTGAACCTACAGGAGCAAAAAATTATAATTTTATTGGAAATAATAACAAACCATTTTATGCTATAAACAATTTGTGTGTTAAGGCAGTTCCTCAAACCCCACAATCATACGGTAATACCGCAGGGTTCTTTTTCTTTGAGACTTCAATTGCATATTATTTTAAATCAATTGATAAGTTAATGGCTCAGAAGCCATCTATATCAATTGTATATACTGGAACTCCTGGAGATTTTATACCTAAAGGATATAATGTAAAAGCATTAGAATATACTGAAGATATATCTATTAATGTTCAAAATAAATTGATGATGGGTGCTTTTACCACTGGTTGTCTTACATTTAATCAACGCACATGTGATTTTAAAATAGATTATTTGGATGCAGAAGATCAGGAGAAGTATTATGAGTTGGCAGGAGAGAATCAAAATATATGGAATCCTGAATTGAGTAAGAAGGGTGTTGGTTTTAAGGAAGCGGCTACTTCTAGACTTACATTTTTAACTGAAGATGATGGAACTTTACCTGATGGAGAAACTACTGAGCAACAAATTGAAGAATCTAAAGAAAAGAATTTTGATCCATCAAGAGTTTTTAATCAGGCAATTATGAGATATAATTCTATGTTTGCTGCTACTAGTACAGTCACTATTCCTGGAGATTTTTCTGTACATGCAGGTGATATAGTATTTTTAGATTCTCCACAACTTAAAGCGAATACTAAAAGTGATGAAGTTAATAAGAATATGGGTGGTAAATATTTGGTATCAGACTTAGCTCATTTAATTACACCTGGAGGAACATGGACTAAATTGAATCTGGTAAGAGATTCATTTGGACGTAAGGGTAAACCAACAGAGGAGGAAGTGAATAAAGCAAATGTTGTTCCCCTAACAGATACATCAATTCCTGGTGATTATGACTATAAAGATGCTAATATAGTAGGTGGACAACGAGGCGGAATTCCTCTGTCTGGTGTCTAAATACTAAAGTAAGGGACTAATTGTATGACTACTCCTACTCCAGAACACGATCTCGATCATGAGGTCTATATTGATCCAAAGGATCATAAAGAGCATATTAATCATGGTATGTTAGAGTATAGTGAAGAAGATTTAAAGATGCATAATGATGCATTTCATGCTCATAGTGAAGATGAAGTTGATAAGAGTGATGCACAGATTAATGACTGGCATCAGAGACATCAGGATAAGACACTGGAAGTCTATTGTGACAACCATCCAGATTCATTTGAGTGTCGGGTTTATGATGAGTAGAGTCTGATGGAAGTAGGATCATTATTTAATTCAGGTATACTTGGCCAATCTTTTAACTGGTGGATGGGTCAGGTGATGGATGATTGTAGCTGGAGAGAAAATATAAACCCCGATAAGTTTGATAATAAGTTTGATATACCTGGTTGGGCATATCGTTATAGGGTGAGGATTATGGGTCTTCATCCTCAGTCGGAGGATATATTAGAGACAGAGGAACTTCCTTGGGCAACTTTAATGTATCCTGTTACCGCAGGTGGAGGACAAGCAGCGGCATTTCAAACTCCTGCTATTCGTCAAGGTAATTTTGTGTTTGGATACTTTATGGATGGAGGACAGCAACAAGTGCCTGTTATTATGGGAATTTTAGGAAACAATGCCCAGACTCCTCTTCAGCAGAAAACTGGAAAGACTGGTGGAGAAAACTTTAAAGCTCAAAGTGGATATGCTGAGTCATGTAAACCAAAAGGAAAGGCACAAGAGACGGCTCCAGAGAGTGATTTGGGGGTTAATAAACCAAAGTCTCCAACACAATTGCAGGAGGAAGTAGCGGTGAATAATAATGGGGGATCATTTACTCTTTCTCAGAAAGTAGCAAAATCTTTAGGATATACTTGATCGATGGCTAATAAAGATAAGTTTGGATTACCTCCAGAAAAAACTAAACAGATGCTTGCTGATATGCAGAATGCTGCAGGTCAGTTTGAAAATTTAGTATCATCTGGAGAGTTTAAAGATTTAACATCGGGTGCATTAGAAGAAGTTAAGAATCAAATGATTGGTTCTAATGTTATGCAGAACTTGGCCACTCGTGTTGCCGAATCTAATTCACCTTTTTCTAAAACAGAAAGTGGTGCAACTCTTGAAAGTGAAGCAGTACATTTGCTTTCATCTGCTGATGTTATATTGAATGAGGAATATATGAAGAAAATTCCTTTAATGAAACCGGATGAGGATGTGGATTCGGCTATTAAAGGGATGCAAATAGTTTCTGATAATCTTACCAAGTCTATTAATAAAGCTCTTTCTTCTCAAGGAAGTTATATTGATGCAGTTAGTCGTCCTCCTACTGATTTAGATGGATTAGTGTCGAGTGCCTCTGATATGATGGCAGGGTATCAGAAGATTATTAATAATAAGATGATGGAGTTTAATACTCAGACTCTTCAGAGTGAACTTTCAAAAACCGTGGGTCAACTTCCTATGGCTGAAAGGTTTAAATTTGGGGATTTATCTCAGATGATGGGTGCAGATATTTTGAAAGGATATAATGGTATTACAAATAAGGGTGCGGGATTATTAAAAAGTATTTTAACTAAAGCATTAACTAAAGGTTCAGGTTCTACTAGTTTGAAAGGATTGGTAGAGAAAGCACAGCAACAAGCTAGTATACCTATACCTCCCTCTAGAGTGGATGTTAATCCTAATGGTACAGTAACTATTTCTCCTGGGATTACAACAGTTACTTATCCCAAGGTGCCTATGTGTGCTGCTGAAGAATTTGTTGGAGAGATGATAAGTTTGCACAAAGAAGATATACAGAATATGAATAATAATATTTTAAACAATCTTAATTCTTATATTGGAGATGTTAGAGATCAATTAGGAGAATTGGATCAGAAAACAAAACCAAGATGGAGAGATGCTACTGGGGAAGGTGGTGTAATAAGTATTACTGATGAAGAGGCATGGGATTATGTTCGTGGAGGTAGTGCTTATATTACACAAAATAATGTAGGAACTGCTTTTACTGGTAATGTAAGACCTGGTATTACTACAACTGGATCAGGAACTGGTAGTGGATTGACTGTGGATATTACAGTTACATTTGGTGGTGCAAGTAGTGATCATGTAACTATAACTTCTGGTGGAACGGGATATAGTGATGCTTCTAATGTATCCACAACAAGTAGTGGAAATGGTTCGGGATGTACTGTTGATACTACTACAATTGGTGGTGCAGTAAGTGCGATTAGTATTAATAGTGCTGGTAGTGGATATAAAGATGGGGAAGTCCTTACTGTTGCTGGGGGTAGTGCTGGTACTTTTACATTAGATAAAGTATCCGGTGCTATTGATGGTGGTGGTATAGTAGTGAATCAAAGAGGAAGTGGTTATCTAGTGGGTGATTTATTATATGTAATAGGTGGTAATAATGATGCTACTTTTACGGTAGTTCAGATTAATGATCCGGGTGATGTTCCTCCAGATAAACAAGGTAATGATGGGAAGGGTGCTTCTCTAAAGGATAAGTTATCAATGTTAGGAGGGATTCAAAGTAGTCTTGCAAGTGCATTAAATTTTAAGAATATAGTTTCTAATGTATTTCCTTTTGAACTTCCTGCAACTCCTGCAATGACAGATTTATATAATTTTGGAACAGGAGGATCTTCTTTACCAGATTCTCAAATACCAAGTCCTAAAGGAATAGCTGATGTTGCGATGAATAAAGTCAGTGATATAGTTCCTGATGGTGCTAAACCTTTTGTCGGACCTTTGAAAGATGCTGCAGATGTTATTATTAAAAAGGATTAATAAATATTAAACATGACAACTCCTAAGCCTAAATTTAATATTTTTGGTCCATCTACTAAATGTGATGTCAAAGTTGGTTATATTTCAACTGATAGAGGATATATATCGGGGGTTGGTATTCATGATGCAAATGTTTATGCTAAGAAAAATCCTGGAACTACCTTTATATTTCAGACGAGAGAGAATATTAGATATCTTAATATAAATGAAGTTAATAAATTAAATGCCGATGATTTAGAAAGTGAATTCGATACCTGTAAAGGTATACAGATGGATGGTGAATGTGGTGGACCTGTAGTAAATATTGCAGGCGGTGGAGGAGTAGGTGCTCAGGCTAATCCTGTTATTGATAGAGATGGTAGTGTTATCGCACTTGATTTAGTGCATGGTGGGCATGGATATCAATTTCCTCCACAAGTAGAAGTAGTGGATAGGTGTGGTGTAGGTGCAGGAGCAGTTGCTAAAGCATCATTGGGATCTACTATAACTGTTTTTCAAACTTATGAAGATGAAGAAGATTTTGAAGAGTATGATTTAGAATCTTGTGCTCCTGAGGAACTGGATTTTGGAGATAATTATGATTTATATAATAGTAAGAAGATTGGTAAATGGAATCCTAAAAAGTATACAGATGCTGCAAATTCTCCTTTTGACGAGGAAGTAAAAGAATATCAAGATTTATTGAGAAAAGTACAGAATCCTTGGTGGACGACTCATAAAGAAGCACCATTAAGAGTAACAGGTAATGGTAAAACATCTAGGACGTTTCATAAAGTAACTGATCATAGATGGGAGGAGTTCCAGAATTCATATGCTATTTCTCCTGTTCCTCCTTCAAATGCAAAAGGATCTGATTTTTCTAATAGATGGTATACTTTTGAGTGGGATTTAGATGTTCCTTATGATGGTGAGTATATCTTTAGAGGGACTAAGGATAATAGATCTAAATTGTATGTTGATAATCAATTTGTTTCTAATTTAAGCAATTATGAAGGTACAGTTAAACCTATTAAGAAGACTCTAACCGAAGGGAAGCATCAACTTAAAATAGAATTATTTAATGTTCCCTTTATTGGAAAAAGAACTGTTCAAAAGAATGGACCTAAAGCAGAAACTCAAATAGCAGGTGCAGATTTTATTAAGAAAAGTAATGGATTTTTCTTAACTGTTGGGGGGAATGTAGAGACTGAAGTTGTTGTTCAATTATGGCACGATGATAATCCAGGATATGCTGGAGTAGCCATTGAGAAGATTATTATTCCTAATCCTGATGGGGAAGATATTGTTTTAGAAAGGGAGAAGGAAGGAGGACGGTTTAAAGAACATGGGACTATTGATGGTAAATCTGTTTTTAAAAGAAGTGAAGATGGGTATGGTCCTATTAGATTTGAAGGAACTCAAAAAACTCCTAAACTTGTTAAGGTTAATCCGGTATATGGTCCTAATAGTAATAAGTATGGGCAAATAGATTTTTTTGATGGCCATGGGACAGATACTAATGCTCATTTACAGATAATAAGTACTAAAAATCTTCAGCAACAAAGAGTAGTTCAGAAGGGGAGTAGCTCAGAAGTTACTCAGGAACTTAAAACAGTTTTTAATACTCTTGATTATATTGATAAAGCAAATAGAAAATTGTGGAGAACAAATGTTTATAATAGAGGTGGATTTTTAAACGAATATGGAGTATGTCCTTTTGATACTATGATTCAATTGGAGGATAATCCATATGCAGGATCAAATGTTATTGTATGGAATAATGTTAATTTTCCTGTGACTGGTAATTATATTATTGAAGTAGCAGTAGATGATAATGTAAATCTAAAAATAGGCGATCAAGTTTCTTTTAGAAAGGAGGGATTTGTTGATGGAGATGCAGATAAACCCACAGGAAAATCTAGATATGTGTATTCTATAAAACAAGGAACTTATAATATTACTGCTGATTTAGAACAAAAAGGACCGGGTGGAAAATTTGGATTTAGCCCTATTAAAGGAATTAATCCTATGGCTTTGGCTATTAATATAGAGACAGAATATACAGAAGAGGAGTTTATTCAAAAGGCTTCCTGGAATAGTAATCCTATGGGAGTTGCTTTAACCATTGAAGCACCTTCACCCCCTATTCCTCAACAACCTATACCTAAAGCAGAAGGTAGATGTCCCCCTAATCCTTTTTGGACAACTAGATTTCCTGGTGCAAAAGCTCAATGGCATCCGGTAGGATTTAAGAAATGGCATAAGTTTCTTAATAAATATGCGATGTCTCCTGTTCCTCCTTATGATACTCCCAATACATCAGGTGGAGGTGGGATTTTTACTAATGAATGGACTGTAGATATTCCATATGATGGATACTATAAGTTGAAGGGTGCAGTAGATGATGAAGCCAAATTCTGGGTAGATGGGCAGTTAGTATTGGATTTAACACAGGGTTCTGGTGGGTATTTAAAAGCGAGAAGAAGAGGAGAAAATAAGTTCTTTTTATCTGCAGGATCTAAAATTATAAAAGTTGAAGTACATAATTATAAATTTGAAGAAACTAAATTAGTTGATCAAAAGATTTTTAATACTGCTGATTGGGTTAATTTATCTCCTCTTCCAGAGACTAGAAAGAATGTTACTTTTAAGATTTCTAGTGCTGCAACTTTTGGTAATGGAATTAAAATACCTGGACTTAATATTGATATATCAAAAACTCAAGATGGTCCTCAGATAAATGAGACTATTGTAAAAGATGTGCCTGTAAATCAAGTATATGATGTAGAATTGACCAGTCCTCAAAGTAAACATGGCGTTAGATTGAGAACTAAAGGTGAGTCTGTGTTGGAGATGGAAGAGTATAAGGATAATGATTGGAAGGATGTTGTATGTACAGCAACGGGAGGAAGGTTTTATGATTTAAAGAATGGTTCTAATAGTGCTACATGTAAGTTTATAGTTCCTTCTTCTAGGAAACCCTCTATTAAAGGGACATTGGTAGGAGGAACTGAGAAGGATGGGGTAACATATGAAGGTCCAAGACTTGCAAGCTATAGAAGTGGACCTTTAGGAAGAGAATTTTCTCCTTTTCATACTAATCCAGTAGACATTTTTGATAAGAGTTGGAAGATGAAGTGGAATAATGTTAATTTTCCAGACTCTGGTGAATATACTTTAAAAATGCTTGCTGATGATACTCTTACTGTTAGACTTGATGGGAGAAAAATAGGATTTGTAAAAGTGTTTGAAAATGTAAGAACTTATACGTTTAATGTAACGAAAGGGAAGCATACACTTGAAATGGAATTATATAATATTCCTGCTCCAGAAACTCATACTTTCTCACTTAATCCTACTGTAGGTGCGGTAATTATTAGTAAAAAGATAAGGGTTGGAACTGGAGTTCTTAGGCCCTGGTCAGTTAATCCTGTAGGTGTTTCTGCAAAACTCATGCCACCACCTTGTCCTCAAGTGGTGGATGGTAAAGGAGTTGTTACTGATGTAACTTGTATGAATCCTGGTAATGGATTTGATGCTCCTAAAGGTCCTGGATATCCTGTAGGATTAAAATTAAAAGATGTTATTGTTAAAAGTCCTGGAATTAATTATGATTGTGCAGTAGATCAAGTAGTAATAGAACCTAACGAGGGAGGAGCACAACTTTCCTTGTGTGATTGTGGACCTTTTGGTAGAATAAACAAAGTATGTGTTGATGATGGGGGTCTTGGGTTTACTCAAGTTCCTAATATTAGAGTAATTTCTGATACGGGTATTAATTTTGAAGGTATTCCAGTAATGGAAGTAGTTAGAGATCCTATTGTACCAGATATTGATAAATTAATACAGGTGACTGATCTTGTTGGTGTTAAACAGACAGGATATTATGATGGACGTGCATATTATGGAGCAGTATTTTATAAGGATGGCATTAAATATGCAGGATATTATGAAACACCTGGTCAACTGGTACAGATTTATGATACACTACAAGAAAGCATAGATGCTGAGGTAACTACGCCTCCATCTGCTATCCTCAGACAAGGTACTGATATTAGTAGTGATGATCCTAGACTCAATCTTCCCGGAACTCCGGATAATTTAATTTAAAAAATGGCAACCGCACCAAATACAAAGAATAAGAGAGATTCTCCTCAGGCAGAAAAGAATTTTACTGCTATAAGATATGGAAATGATAAAGGTTCTATAAGCTTTGGTCATATTCATAAGCAAGGAGATGTTACAGCAGGTGCATTACTTGCTACACCTAAAGGTGATCATCAATTATCATTAGATATATCTGGACCTAGAGAAGGATGGACTACATCTACTAGTCCGGGAAATTTTCAGGTTAAGTGTGGATTTGATCCCGAAAAGATTTCTAAAGAAGATGGAAAAAATATAAGTATGATTCTTCTTTCGGAGAATGGAGATATTGTTATTAAGGCTGCTAATGGTAGTATTAGAATGGAAGCTCTTAATATTGAGATGTCCACTACTGGAAAAGGTACGGATATTGGTAATATTAAAATGACTGCCAGTGAAAATATTGATATTAAATCTAAGAAATTTTTAGTGGATGCAAAGAATATGTTTCGTCTTGTTTCTCCCATGATGGGTCAATTAGTGGGTGGTTTGGTTTTACAAACTTATTCTGGTGTATTTTATGGAGTTACTGGTGCATGTTCTGTGAAAAATGCAAAGAATGCTGGTCAGGAATTATTGAAACAATTTACTAAAACTAGTGGTCCTGCTACTCAACCTTAGGAGGGAAAAAAATGGCAAGTAATTTTGATGACGTAAATATTGGCGGTCAATTGCTTTTAGGAACTGGACAGTGTGCTGGAGTTGGACAGGGAGCCGAAAAGATAAATGGATCGGCTGCTATAGAAGGTCCAGTTCATATTGGAGATTTTAATGATCCTGATATTTTTGGAAATAATGCTACTTTAATGGTAGCACCTTGTAGAAATGATGATCCTGATTGTTTGATGCCTGAAAGTTCTATTGGAGTTTCAGGACTTTTACCACAATCTTTGAAGGTCGTCGGAAATCAGTATATTGTTGGGGATTTATATGTTACAGGATCGGTTGATTGTCTTTCTACTGGACGTTTAGAAGCAAGACATATAGTAGCAGATGGTCTACCTAAGAAATTTGATATTCCTCATCCCTCACGAGAAGGATATCGTCTTGCCCATGCATGTATTGAAGGTGCAGAGGTTGGGGTTTATCATAGAGGAAGAGTAAGAAATAGAAAAGAGATTGAACTCCCTTCTTATTGGAAAGACCTGGTACATGTAGATAGTATTTCTGTACAACTTCAACCAATCGGTGCTCATCAGGATATTATTATAAAGAGATGGGATGATGAGAAGATATATCTTCAAGCACATGGAGGTATGCCTATCGATTGTTTCTTCCATGTATATGCGGAAAGGAAGGATATTAATCCATTAACTGTTGAGTATGAAGGTGAGACCTGGGAAGATTATCCTGATCCTAAAGCAGATAATCCTAATTATAGTGGTCAGAACACATGGACCCGTTGATTTTTTTAGTTAAATATGTTATAATATGAGAAAAAGATAGTATCTTATGGAAGATGAATATCTGATGAGGTGTGTGGTAGATCCAGTAAAGAAATCTTTTTATTTGTATTCAAATGAAGGTGATACTAAAGAGGTGGTGTGTAGTAATACTGAGGAGTTTATGAATGTTCTTGAATTAGTACGTGCTACATGTCCTGAAGAGAGATTAGTTTATGCTGATCCTCTGGCAGGGAAAAATGAAGTTTAATTCTAAAAAAGGGCGAAAAAAACCGCGCCAATTTTTCCTCACGTAAGGTTTGGCAAGAAAAAAGAGATGCCTTTTCTTGGATGATAAATAATCCATAACAAGAACTATAGATAGCAAGGCAAGATGGGTCTCTCTAGATTAGACAATTTTCTGAAGTCAGTTCGGGGAAATATTCTCTACGTCAATCCTAATGACCTAGATGCGACTGATAGTATTGAAAATCAGGGGAATTCATTAACTCGTCCCTTTAAGACTATTCAACGTGCATTGATTGAGTCTTCAAGATTTTCATATCAGAAAGGATTGAATAATGATAGATTTGGTAAAACCACAATCTTGTTATATCCTGGTGAACATACGGTAGATAATAGACCTGGTTATATTCCTTATGGTGCAAATCAATATTATTTAAGGAGTGGTGCAACTTCTAATGATCTTCCTCCATATGATTTAAATTCTAATTTTGACTTAGATTCTCCAAATAACGAACTTTATAAGTTAAACAGTGTTTTCGGTGGTGTTATAGTTCCTCGTGGTACTTCTATTGTTGGTTTAGATTTAAGAAAGACTAAAATAAGACCAAAATATGTTCCCAGTCCAACTAACGCTAATATTGAAAGATCTGCCATATTCAGAGTAACTGGTGGATGCTATTTTTGGCAATTCTCTATTTTTGACGCAGATCCCAACGGAAAGTGCTATCTTGATTATACTGCTAATGAGTTTGTTCCTAATTTCTCCCATCACAAACTAACTTCTTTTGAATATGCTGATGGGGTTAATAATGTTAGTATTAATGATGATTTCTTAACTTATGATGCAGATCGTACTGATTTGCAGATGTATTATGAGAAAGTTGGTCTCGTTTATGGTCAATCTTCTGGTCGTGCAATTTCTCCAGATTATCCCTCTGCAGGAATTGATATTCAACCTAAGATTGATGAATATCGTATTGTTGGTTCAACGGGTCAATCTGTTGGAATTTCAAGTATTAAGTCAGGTGATGGTGTAACTGCTACTACTACTATTACTGTTACTACTACTTCTGCTGTAGATGGGTTGCAGGTAGATACTCCATTCCGGGTAGAAGGAATCAGTGCAGAAGGATATGATGGACAATTTGTAGTTGCTACAAAACCAAGTGATACTGAAGCTACATATACTGTTCAAAATGCACCAGAAACAGCACTTCCAACAGTTGCTGGTGCTACTCTTGCATTGAGTTCTGATACGGTAACATCTTCTTCACCATATATGTTCAACATTTCGTTGAGATCAGTATATGGTATGTGTGGTATGTATGCCGATGGTGATAAGGCAACTGGATTCCGTTCAATGGTTGTTGCTCAGTTTACTGGTATTGGACTTCAGAAGGACAATAATGCATTTGTTCTTTATAATAATGATACTCCTAAAACAGGAGCATATGATGATTCCACTGTTATATCTAATTTACATACCAATTCAAAAGCAGTTTATAAACCCTCATATAAAAACTATCATATAAAATGTTCCAATGATGCAACACTACAGATTGTTTCTGTGTTTGCTATTGGTTATGCAGAACATTTTGTAGCAGATAGTGGTGGTGATTCTTCAATTACTAACTCTAACTCTAACTTTGGTGCCAAAGCACTCATTGCAGAAGGATTTAAGAGGACTGCATTTAGTCAGGATGATACGGGGTATATCACTCATGTTATTCCACCTAAGACTATTCCTCTTACAGAAAGTTCAGTAGAATTTGAAGCAATTGATGTATTAAAAACTCTTCCTTCAGGATATTCTGCGATTGGTGTAGGTTCTACTGCTAATCTTTATTTGTATGGAAAAACCAATGAAGAGGCTAAACCTGAAAATGTTATAGAAGGTTATAGATTTGGTGCAAGAAAAAATGACAGTTTAAAAATACTGGTTTCTTCTGCTGGAACTGTGACTGAATACAGTTCTCGTATCGTAATGCCTGGTTCTCAGGATAGTTCGGAAAAAATATATACTGTTAATCAAAGTGTAACAGGTATTAATAGTATTGGAAATAGTAGTGATGGTGGTAATTCAAATACTATCACTTTTACTGCTGCTCATACTTTTATTAATGGTGAGTCAATAAGGGTTATAAGTGATAATGCACATCTCCCTGATGGTTTAAATCCAAATACGGTTTACTATGCTATCACTGATAGTAATGCATCTGCAACAGGAGTTACTACTAATATTAACATTCAGGTTGCTAAGACTCTAAATGATGCATTAGATGGTGAAGCAATTTCTATTAACAATAAAGGTGGGCTTTTAAAAGTTGTAAGTAGAGTATCAGATAAGAATTCTGGTGATATTGGACATCCAATTCAATGGGATGATGATCAAAGTCAGTGGTATGTTAAAGTTGCTGCTGCTTCTACTGAAAATGCAATATTTGATATTATTACCGGAATAGGATCTACTGGACTAGGTGATGCAACTTCTAGATCTTATATTAAGAGAAAAACTGATAATAGAAACTCTGCTGATACTCTCTATCGTGCAAGATACGTTCTTCCTAAGGATGGTGGAACTGCAAGACCTCCAAGTGATGGATTTATTGTTCAAGAATCTAATTCTTCTATTGGATCTACTACAGGGGAGATTGAAACTTATTTCGGTAGTGGGTCTTTATCTAATAATACTCAGCAAAGGAATTTTAGTTTCATTGCTGATGCAACTTGGGATGGTACAGAAGTTAGTGTAGCAACAGAACTTCCTCATCATCTTTCTGTTGGATCAGAGGTTGAGATAGTTAATGTTACTAGTACTGAAAATACTACTGCAGCAAGTAAGTCTGGATATAATAGAACATATACTATTACTGGTATTAGTAGTTCTAAGCAGTTTACTGTTGGATTAACTACTGATCCTGGAACATTTACTAATGATACTGCTTCGAGAACTACTGCTCTTCCATACTTTAAGAGGAAGAGATATGACAATACTTATTATGTTTATAGGAGTGAAGAATCTCAGAAGTGGGTCTCTGGAGAGCAAGATGGTGTTTACTATCTAACTCTTCTTAATGCATCTAATACTCCTACGGTTTCTCCTTTTGTAGGTGAGGAGTTCTCTCAACCTGTCAAAGAACTTTATCCACAAACAGATAGAGACACCCCTAATGAAGATCCTGCAGGAACGAAGTGTTTTGTAGAATCTAATCTTATTGGTGATGTTGTTGTTGATAATGTAAAGAATAGTGTTACTAGGGAAACTTTAGAAAAGTATGACCGAGATCAAACAATTGGTGTTGGTATTACTAACATTACAGGAACTACTGGGTTAGCACATACTATCACTACTAATATTGATCATGGACTTAATCGTTTGACTAAATTGAGCATTACTGATGGTGGTGCTGGTTATGGTGGAGGTAGTGCCGGAGATCTTTATAATGCTAAGTTAGTTTCTATTGGTTCTTCTGTTACTGGATCTAATGCTACTGCTAAATTAACCGTTGATAGTAGTGGAACTATTACTGCTGTTAAGATTATGGATGGTGGTAGTGCTTATGGTATTGGTAATACACTTTCAATTGATGTTGGTATTGGAACTACTACAGGTTATTCATCAGCAGTTCTTACTGTTGATAAGATTTATAATAACGTTGGTGATACAATTAGGATTTTAGGTGTAGGATCCGAATCTTATGCTGGATATAATACTCTTTATAGAATTACTGATGTTCCTATCGGAGCAGGAAATAGCGTTACAGTATCTACTGCAACTACTATTACTGGATTTACTACAACAGGTATTGGTAATACTAATGCTGCCAATTCTTACTTCTATCTAACTGGTGAAGCAATAAGAATTGATACTCTTACTTATAATAAGAATGCAGGACTTGCAACTGTTACTTCAGTCAATCCTCATGGATTAAGAGTAGATCATAGGGTTAACTTCACTGGATTTACTACTGCTTCTACTATCTACAATGGTAATTGGGTTGTAACTGAGAATACTGATCTTAATACATTTGTAGTAAATGTTGGAGTAGGTACAACCGTAGCAACTGCGACGGGTACTCCTTATGCTTATCGTGAAGGATTTGCTGCTAATGATGGTGTAATCACTGAAAATGCAGAGAATCTAAATGGTAGGATGGTTCCAACTTATGCTGGAGTTACCACTACACTTTCTGCAACAGTAGCTAATGAAACAACTCAGAGTATTTCAATTACTAATCTGGCTAATTTAGATATTAATATTGGTGACTTCCTTTCTATTGATGATGAGATTTTAAGAGTTAAGACTACTGTTGCTGATAGTGATGCATCAGTAACTGCTTTCCGTGGTGTACTTGGAAGTAAAGCGGGTATTCATACTACTGGATCAGTACTTAGAAGGGTTTCTATGAAACCTGTTGAACTTAGAAGGCATTCTATTATTCGTGCTTCTGGTCATACTTTTGAGTATGTTGGATTTGGTCCAGGTAACTACTCCACTGCATTCCCAGATAAGCAAGATCGCTCACTTTCTACTGAAGAGGAAATTCTTTCTCAATCAATAAAGAGAGATGCTGGTGCAGTATTCTATACTGGGATGAATGCGGAAGGTGTTTCTTATAATGGTAATAAGAGATTAAGTTCTGCAACTGGTAAAGAAGAAATCTTTAACACACCTGTTACTACTGTAACTGGTGAAGATATTGGTGATTTAGCAGGATTAAATGTTACGGATGCTACTGAAGTTAATGTCAGTCGTTCCATAAAGGTTGAAGGTGGATCTGATAGTAAAGTTGCTTCTGAATTTAATGGTCCTATTATTGTTAATAATAAACTAACTTCTAATTCTTCCAAGGGTATTGAAGCACAGTCATATTATATTCAAGGCGATCAGACAGTTTCGAGAAAGCATACTCTTGCAGGATCTAAACCTTCTCTGGCAGGTAATCCTGGAGATATTCATTATTTCTCTGACCCTGCTGATGGAGGGACTGTTGGTTGGATTTATACTTCTAATAATGAATGGCGTAAGTTTGGAAATGTAAGTCTGGATAGTGATTCTAGAGTTGCTGTATTTGATCAAGTAGGTATTGCTACCACTACTCCTGGGATTAATAAACTTCAAGTTGGTTCGGGATCTTCATTAGTTGCTGTTGATTCTGATGGAGTTGGTATTGGTACAACTGCAAATGGATTCGCATTACGTGTAATTGGAGAATCTAAGTTTAGTGGATCTATTGTAGCAACGGCATTTACTGGTGATGGATCTGGATTGACTGATATTAATGCTCCTTCTTCTGGTTGGACCAATGTAGTATCTGGTGGATCATCCATTACTTATAATACTAATATTGGATATGGTGGATCAGTGGGTGTTGGAACTTCTTCACCTGTATATCTTCTAACAGTTGGTGCTGCTGGTACAGAAACAACTAGTTTATATGTAAATGGTCCTTCTGAATTTGTTGGATTAGTTACTTCTAAAGACGTTACTGTAGGTGGTGCATTAACGGCTGTTGGTTCTTATGAAATCAAGAATGTTTCCTCTGGTGCTATTGAAGCTTCATCTATAGGTATTGGGACCACAAGTGTCTTGCAGTCTTTCCAAGTTGGATCTGCTAACAGTGAAGGAACTGTCACTACTGATGGTAAGATGATGGTCATTAGTGGTATAGGTTCAGTTGGTATAGGAACCACTGTTCCAACAGCACATTTAGATGTTGTTGGTCATACTAGACTTCAAAGTTATTCCGAGAATGTTGGTATTCTTACTATTTCTTCTAATGTGGTGACTGTTGATCTATTCTCAGCTCAAACCTTTACATTAGAGGTAACTGATACTGTTACTAGCTTTAAGATTATTAATGTTCCCAGTGGATCATCTTCCTTTACGATGAAGATTGTACAGGATACTACAGGCAGTAGAAGTGTTGGTATTGATACCTTCAAGGATAAAGATGATAATGGTATTGATGTTTATTGGCCTGCTGGAGTAGTTCCTATAGTTACAGCTTCAGCGTCTAAATCTGATATATATTCCTTCAAGACATTTGATGGAGGAAGCAGTCTCTATGGTATCGTAGGCGGTCAAAACTTCTCCTAATGAAAATATTCGACGATAAACAAACAGAACTGGATCTTAATGGTCCGGTTTTGTCATTGACTACAGATCCTACTGGATCTCAGGTTAATAATGGAGGAACTGCTATTTTAATAGGTATTGGTACAGCAACTTTTCCTACTACAGCAAATAATACGGGGATTGTTACTTATCGGTGGTATGAGCAAGGAGTTGGTGCAGTATCGGATAATGATGATAATTCATCTACCATTATTACAGGAAGTGCGACTACAACTCTCACATTAGAAAATTTAGTTACTCCCACTGATAATCAAAGAAAGTTTTATTTGGAAGTAGATTATATTCCTTCTTATTATGAAACTGGTAATGCAAATAATGAACCTTTTAATTCTGGAATAGCAACGATTACTGTTAATCCTACGATTGATATTATTGCAGAACCTACAAATGTTCAAGCACTTTTAAATACTAATGCAACTATTGGATTTACAGCAGATTTAAGTGATAGTTATTTTACTGATGATTTAACTTTTCAGTGGTTTTTGGATGGAGAGGAAATTAGCGACGGAACAGTAACTAGTACAACTACTACTAATTCAACTACTGCAGCAGCGATAGAGAATACATATACAAGTCCTGCTTCAATTTCAGTTCCTTCTAGTGCAACTAATATTGAGTTGGTACTTGCAGGAGCTCAAGGTGGTAGTGGGGGATATGATTCAGGTGGACCTGGTGGAGCAGGAGCACAAGGAAGAGCAGGTAGATTTTCAATGCCCGATGGTGCCAAAAGTTTAGCTTTTGAGATTGGGAGTAGAGGAAATGGTGGAACTAGTGGAGGACATTCTGCTGGAGGATCTGCTGGAACTAACCCCAATAGTAATGCATCGGGTGGCGATGGTGGCGGAGCAGGTCAAAATGGTTGGTCCGGTGGCGGAGGTGGTGGTGGAGCTGCTAGCTTTTTGACGTTAGATGGTAGTCGAATTCTTGTCGCTGGTGGCGGCGGAGGTGGAGGCGGTGGATCTCTTAATAGATCAGGAGATAGTGGATTTGATAGAAATCCTGGTGTTGGTGCTGAATTTGAACAATCGCCTTCGAGTTTAAGTAGTGGTAGTGCAGGAACTACAAAAAATGGTGATGGCGGCGGCGGAGGCGGCGGTGGTGGTGGAACACCAGGCGGTTCTGGTGGTGGAGATGGTCAAGATAATTCTCATGGAGGGGAAGCGGGGAGTGGTGGTGGTAGTTATATGGACTCTTCATATGTTACTCAACTAAATGATGGTAGTGGGTGGTTGAATGAGGGTGATGGTTATGGATATTTAAAATATACCGCAACTACTTCAAGTGAAGTAACTACAACGAGAAATAATGTAGTTTCAGGAACTACATCTAATACTTTAACTATCAGGAGTGATGTAGTTGGGGTTCAAACTTGTCAATGTACTATTACATCGGCTACTGCATTTCCTACTACAACACAGACTGTTGTTGTTAACTTTGTTACTGTTTCTTCTATAGATCAGAATAATATTAATATAGAAGCAATTGGAACTACTGATACTGCTAGTAATTCATCAATTAATTTGAATAATGGGGAATATACTTTTGAGGTAGAAGGAACTGATACTGATAATAATGGAATAAATCAGTTTTATGTTCTTTATTCACCAGATAAAGATATTGATGTAGAAATGGATCTTTATGGTGGAAAGGGGGCTGATAATGGATCTAAATCTGGTGGTGAAGGAGGATATTCCCGCATAAGATTTACTATGGATAAAAATGTAGAGTATGTTATTGCTGGTTTAATAAATTCTGTTAATACTCCTTTTGTTTATAAAAAGGCAGCTTTGCTGGCTTGTGTGGGACAAGGGGGAGCTGCTAGTGCTACCGGGAATGGAGGAGCTGGTGGAGGAGTGGATATAGGAGGACAGGATGGAAGTAGTTGGGAGGCTGTCGGGGGAGTTACTGCTAATCAATTACCTGCCCAAACTATAGGTGGTAATGGTAGTTTTGGATCTACTTATACTGCACCTGTTTTATATCCAGGAGATCTTCAAGAAAGTAGTAATTCTGGTGGGTACACTATAGCATGTACTAAAGGAGTTCATTATGCTGAACAAGGACAAACTCCTTGTGAAGATATTGCTGAGAGTGTAAAATTTCTCTTATCTGATGGAACTGAAGTAAGTAATACTGCTAATATTAATAGAGGATTTAAAGCAGGATATAATATAATGCAGACTGCTGGTGCAGGTAGTAATGATGGTGGTAGTGGTGGTAATGGTGCAACAGGCGGTAAGGGATCCTTTTTAGGAGGCGGCGGTGGTGGTGGAAGTGGATGGCAAGATGGAAGTGTTACAGTTGTTTCAAAACAGCAAGGTGGAAGCACTGGGGATGCAAAAGTAGTGCTTAGACTCCAAACTTGATAAATAGATAAAGATTAATTAAACTTGCGGGGGAGAGTGAACCCGAATGGCTGTAAATAAGAATTTTGT